CAATTAACAAAAGGAAAGGTCTTCAATCCTTATACAGAGCAGATGTTTAGTAATGTGCAGTTCAGAACACACGCATTCAATTTTAAAATGTTTGCTCGTAATGAAGACGAGTCAATAGAAATTGCCCATATTATTAAATACTTGAAGCAAGGTGCCTTACCCTCATATGGAGAGGATGATGAGGGCAAACAATCTAAAAGATTTTTTGAAGTACCTGATAAATTTGATATTAAATTTGTTCGTATGGATCCTTCTGGAAGAATGAAAAGTGTTTCCGAGGACTTACATTTTAAAATTCACACTTCAGTTTGCACTGGTGTTGATGTAAATTACACTCCAGATGGTCAATATAATGCAGTTAAAAATAGTACTTTAGGAGTTGGATCGGATACACCGCTACAGGTTCCTGCAGTTACAGTAAATTGCAAATTCACCGAAACTAAATTTGTAACACAATCAGAGATTAAAGAAGGGTTTTAAAAATGGCAGGTTATTTCTCATATTTTCCAAATGTTTATATTGCCGAAGGCGTCAAAGATGACGAGGCATTTAAGTTTCGATTGACAAAAAATCTGTTCAGAAGACTTACGGTACGTGATGACTTAAATCAATACGTCACATTATTTGAAGCGTACTCAATTGAACCTGGAGAAACACCAAGTAATCTCGCAAATAAACTATATGGAGATACTTTCTTAGATTGGACAATTCTTTTAATTAATGATATTACTGACGTATATGAGCAGTGGCCTAAAGAGTCTGAGCACTTAGAAAGTTACGTTGCCGAAAAATATGCAGGTAATGTTGATTCTATTCATCATTGGGAGACAAATGAACAAATTATGAGTGACGGAACAGTTTTTATAAAACAGGGTATTGAAGTTACAGAAAGTTTTAGATCTGATATTCCTAATGAAGGAGTAAGAACAAAAGAAGAATCAATTTATCCTGTTACAAATTACGAGTATGAATATTTTTTAAATGAACAAAAAAGGCAAATTCAAATTCCTACGGGAAATGTGATAGATCTTATGACTGATCAATTTGAAGATTTGATGGCATATGAACCTCATGCTGAACTAGATGAGACAAATAATAAGAAAACTCCAATGAATAGTGTAATAAGATTCTTAAATACTATTGGTTCTCCTACTTATGGATCAAGAAGAACCTTCTCAAGAGATGATAGATCAACCGCCACTTTCGATAATGGACCAACAGCATCTTCAGTTGCATCAGTTGGGGTAGCAGGTTCCTCTATTTCTGTTGTCAGCACCAGCAGCGGTGGTACTACATCTTCAAGCAGCAGCAGCAGTAGTAGTAGCAGTAGCAGTTCTTCTTCAAGCAGCAGCTCTAGTAGTAGTTCTAGTAGCAGCAGTTCTAGTAGTGGCAGTTCTAGTGGTTATGGATACTGATCCCAACGAAGATTATATAACTATAGACATAACAAAAGACGGACTTGCACTTATGTACAGGTCCGTCTGTTTTCATTTGGATAAATGGCCTGGTGGCGATTCTTATGAGCAACAAGGACTCATGTTAATGAAAGATAACTTATTTCGTCTTATGTTAGAGAGTCAATTTAGAAAACCTTAGAAACCCAAAAATTGGCGGAGATTTTTTCCGCCGTTTCAGGGAATCAAAAGTCGAATTTCGTTTTAACCCCCATCAATTTGACATCCTGCCATTGCACCACCGACAATACCTAGAGGGATTGCCCAGATACGTCCATCACCTCTAGATAATGCTGCACCTGCTCCACCTCCAGCAATACCACCTAGGATTGAACCTTCAATACAAGAATTGTCATCTGTATTTGGACTTGCGGTATTGTTTTCATGCCTATGGTAATCTTGGATACGATCACGTTTACAAGGTACTGATACCCGTTTTTTATATGATTTAACATATCCAGGATTGCCCATGTTACCAGGAATATATTCTTCCCTGTACACTTTCTTGAAGCATTTTTCTTGACGAGCATAACCAGATTTTGACTGATATGCTTCGCGATTAGATCGATCGCCAATACTTTCTGCACTAACAGGTAGAGCAGAGAGTAGCATCAGAGTAGCAAGTGCAATTTTCATCAATCTTCCTCAGCAAGTTTAGCGAAGTAGGAAAGATCAACATCATCAGACTCTACAGGAGAAGCAGCTACTGCACTCTCACGAAAACCTGTGATATCAGCATCATTGAAACCACCAGAGACAGGGGCAGCAAAGACTTCTTCTTGAGATTCATCAACAGAAACTGCAGATGTGGCAGACTTACCAAGAACCAGATTTAGACGTGCTGTAAGTTGCTCGTAAGACTTAAAGTTCTTAGTGTCTTCAAACTCTGCCAAAGAGTAACCATCTTTCCAAATAGACTCTAGTTTATCGTCATCAAACTGACCAAGAGTTCCAGGTGCAGAGAACTCAGACTTATCGTAGTTCCAATAACCATCAACCTTGCGGATCTTCAGTTTGAAGTCAGCACCCTTCCAGAAGTTGAAAGGATCGATAGGTGATTCGTCAGCAAATGCAGGTTGCATTGCTTCAACCAACTTATCAAAGATCTTTTTACCGAACTTGTAGAGGAAGACACGACCCTCATTCTCGGGGTGAGCAGGATCGGTAACAACATAGATGTTGCTGTAGTAGGAGAGTTTACGCTTTTGAGCGCGAGCGATCTCCTTATCGCTATCACGACCACTGTTCCACAGTGAACGATTCATTTCACCAACAGGATCATCCTTACCAATAGTGGTGAGAGAGTTTTCAATGTACCACTGTCCGCCAGGACCCTTGAATGCGTGACTCCAGACCTTCGCCCAAGGCATATCTTCGCCATCAGGAGCAGGGAGGAATCGGATGACTGCGTATCCATTACCAGACTTATCAAGTTCAGGTTTCCAGAAACGTTCGTCGGCAGAAGAACCAGCAGCAGTAGGCTGACTCAGTTTATCAATCTCTCGGGTGAGTTTTGCAAAGGTATCACCTTTAGATGATGCCTTCTTGAGAGAGGCAAATGACATGTTTGTATTCTCCGTATTTTGTGTGTGTTTTGTTTGCTACTAGGTTATCGTAGCATACTATTTAGTCGTTGTCAATCTCCCGTTGTGCCGCTGCTTCAAGTGTCTCTAGCAGCGACTCCATGCACTCAGCAAGGTCTTGATACCCAAAAGCATTTGACAAGGCATTGATCCTGGTTTTCATGTCTGCTGCTTCAGTATCTTCAGATGCAGCAAGGCATAATCTACCATAAAAAGTTTTCTGTTTATCGATAAGAACCTTACAGTCTAAAATATGATCTAACTTTTCTTCTTTATTCATAGTCCCAAGTTGGGAGGTCATAGATGCAATTTCTTGATATGTTGTGAAAATATCTTGTAGGTTTGACTGTACTTGTTCTGACTTAAAAAAATTACTCATAACTTCGTTCGTATGACTGTTAATATGACTCCTCTGTATTTTGTACAATCAATATTTAAGAAAGGTTTATATTTTAATACCATCTTTCTTACGTCTTTCCAAATTGGATCGGATAATTTTCTATCAAACCGATCAATATATTTTAAGCAACACTCAAATACAACAAGTGTTTCCAATGATATCTTACCAGAAAGGTAATGTTTAAGGAGTCTGGGGTGTTGACCTTCTCTGACTTCAAAGATTTTATCAAACTTATCTTGATAAGGTGCATCAAAATCTGTTAATATAAAATCAACTTCCTGTCTAAATTTATAAGAGAAAGACTCTTGTTTTGTTTTCCAACTGATGTAATTATCATCAGTAAATGATTTTATATATCCTTTAGGATCATGCATAAAATTAGCGACAAAGTAATTAAGGATTTCATTGTCCCCATACTTAGTCGCTAATTTTTTAAAGAAGTAACGATCACGACGTTCTTCAAAGGATTTTTCAGAGACATTTACTTTGCCTCTGTATTTTATGTAATCATATTTGTCATTAGTGAAGTGCATTCGTAATGCAAGGTACATCTTATACACTTCATATCCAGTCACAATGGTAGAACTCCTTTAGATCGTTTCTTCATGTAGTTTAGACGCTCTGCTTCATGTCGCAAGCGTTCTTTTAGTGGTTTTGACATTAGTTTAGGAACAGTTTCAATCTCAATTTCATTTTCTTGGCAGTAAGTTACGACTGCTTCAATGTATGAAATGAGACCGTTACTACGCTTAACCAAACGCTCAATCTCTTGAGAGAATTTAGTAGGCGTTAAAAACTTGTCCTCAACTGCTTTTTCAGGCATTCGTTGTTCCCCTAACAAATTCTTCAATATAGGATTTGAGTAGTTGTAAATAGTCATCAAGATTGTACTTCTGAAATACTTGAATAGTTCCCTCTTCAGTGGCGATAAGTGTGACAATTTTCTTTACCTCTATACCAGAACGCTCGAAGAACATTGCTGCATATGCAGTTTCCTGCACATAATAATTTTCAATGTACGCTTCTTTTTTTTCTTTGGTTGAAGTTTTAAAATCGATTACTGCCAATTCACCATCAAACTCTGCAATACAGTCTACACGACCAGCGAGTCCAAGATAATGTGAATAAAGAAAGGTTTCTAGACAATGGATGTTGTTGATACGGTCAAGCGTTGATTTTGCTGACTGAAACATTCTAACAGATAATGGGTTATTTTCCAAGTACCTATCGATATCTAGTTGTCCTTTGAAATAATCTTCAGATAATGCATGGAATGCAGTACCTCTTTGTGTTGCTCTAGCAGTAATACGATTAGCCTCATTTTCACCAATTTTTGCTCTCCATTTTTTGAAGAACTGAGCGTTCTTAAACGATGTGACTGAGGTAACACTCGGATAGTATTTATCCGCTCCAGGAATAGGATAAAATCTTACTCCATCTTTACTCACTGGATCAACCTCAACATGATCATTGAGGTTAACATCAATAAAATTAAACATTAGAAACCTAAATTGTATTTCGTCAGCAGGTAGGACTTAACAAGTCCAGAGCGAACGATGTCTTCAATGCCAAACTCTACGCAAGTAAACTCACGCATGTTCTGCAAGATTTTAATGAAGTCTGAGATACCATTCTTCTCGTTCTCTTTAACAAGATCGGTCTGAGTGATGTCACCACACAACATAATTTTAGAATCCTCACCAACACGAGTAATCATAGAATCTAATTCATGAAAATTCAAGTTTGAGAATTCATCCACAATAACAATACAATTATCCATGGTCACACCACGAATAAAACTAGTAGACCAAAAACTAATAGTCTCTTGTGCTCTAAGATTATCGTAGAGCATATCAAACGAACTATCATCAGGCATACTAAACATGTATTTCACCATGTTTTTGTATGGAATTTGATAAAGTGCTGACTTATCTTCATGGTCACCAGGGAGGAAACCAATCTCTCTAGTAGGTACTAGAGACCTTACAATATAGATTTTATCATAAGGTGTGTTTTCGTCAAGTACTTCCTGCAAAGCAAGATACAGAGTGATAAAAGTCTTACCTGTACCCGCAGCACCATGTAGAAGGAGGTTCTGTCCTTCAGAATATTGTTGAAACACTGTCTCTTGATTTGGAGTCAGTGGACTGATAGGAACCATATAGGAACTATCAATTGGTTTTTTCCTCTTGATCTGCTTTGCAGTCATGTGAGGAGGTACAGGATTACTGGTCGTATTCCGTTTTCTTGCTCTTGCCATAGTTTAGGTAAATCGACTTAGGTTTGCTCTGGGGTGTGCTTTTTGCACTTTAGACATAACTTCTTTAAATCCATCATCCATTTTAGGTGTACCATATGTAGTACCGCCGATACCAGCAGACCAATCTTTGTCCCATTCAGGATTTTCATCCTTCCAGGTACAATATTCTTTCATGGTCATGCGAAGTTCTTTAGTTTCACCAGTTTCTTTATGTTTCACAGGATAAGTTGGCATTATGCTTGCTCCTTGTTGAATAGTTTACGACACTTTTTTACTTCTTTGAGTTCATCCTTAATCATCTGATAGGCATCTTCAGGTGATAACTTCTTTGCCATTTCCATAGCAGTGATGATCTCAACTCTTGTTCCGAAGTGTTTAAGTGCCTCTTCAAAACAATTTAGTTCCTCATACATCAGTCAATCCTCAAAGCAGGTTGAATACAATTACATTCATCCAATTGCTCAGAGCAATTACAGTCGCCCTCAGGACACCACTCAAGCGCCTCAGAGATGACTGGGAACTGACAGATGAAATGCTGTTGAGCAGCAAGTGCAATCTCTTGGTGCTCCTTCTGGGTGCCATTGGCGGAACGCAGTTGGATATAATGGATCCAATTACGAAGATTGCCCGTCATGTACATTTTTGTCCCTACACATAATGGTAGCACATTTCTTGCACATTCCTTTGCAATGCCATCTTCCAACATATCCTTATACAATTTCATCCCTTCTTCAAAGTGATGTTGCATCAAGATTTCATACTTCTGTCTCTTGAAAGGATCGATATCATCAATACTATTCTGACGATTCTTGGTATCCTGACGACGGAGTTCTGGAATAGCAATTTTATCTGCCAACATAGAACTGTCAGCATACCGTTGAGAAAACTCTTGGAATGTGAATGACCTATGCCTCAGCACTTGAGCTGCGATTGCTCTAGTGGTGCTGATTTCTAAAGTCATAGACGCTTGTTCAAACACAGACCAGTGTCCATGCTTAATACAATACTTCAATAGTCCTGCAATCTTTGGGTTCTCCTGATTAGCAGGATTACTCACACGAGCAATGTATCCAATTGT